ATCTAAATCTATACCTATAAAGTTTCTATTTAATTGCATCGAAGCAATAGCACTCTGACCAGTACCGACAAAACAATCAAGTATTGTATCTCCTTCATTTGAACTTAGCGTTATGCAAGTTTGAGGTATTTCTAATGGAAATCCACTATGTCCAAATTTAGATTTTGTTTCTTTTCTTCCAAATTCTATTTGTGATTTTGAACCACTATTAAAAGGAATTTCCCAAACATTACCTACGTTCTTTGTTTTAAATATATGTGGATTCAATTCGTACGCTTTTACTTTATCTAACTCAACTCCATTTGAACTATGTCGAAACATAAAAACATATTCACATTGATTAGTTAATTGTCTATTTGTGTTAGCTGGTTGTTGATTGTATCTATACCAAATGATTGTTTCGTGTAACTTATACATTAATTCTTCAGTTGCTATTTGCATCAATTCAAATGCCCTTATAGTTATTTCGCTATCGTTTATAACATTTAAATAAAACGTTCCATTTGGTTTTAGGATTCTTTTTATTTCCTTCATCCATTCTTTGCTCCATCTTAAATATTGTGAATAACTATTAAAATATGCTTCATATCCAAATCCTTTCCAATATGGAGGACTTGTAATTACTACATCTATACTGGAATCTGGAATTTTTTTCAATTCTTCTATTACTTCTCCTTTTCTAATATCTATCATCCGTGTTTATTTAGGCATTGTTCGTTTTAAATTTTCTTCATACAATCCGTCTTGTTCCGATTGCTTTACCATTTTAGTTAATAAGCCACCTCTGTATTCGTCTTTGAGTCGCTCCAAGTAAAGCACAAAGTCCATTGCTTCTTCCTGTGCGTGTGTAAGCCATTCTAACGTGCTTAAATCAGTTCTTTCTAGCGTAGTCTTGTACTTGTTTATTCCTACTTGCGAACGTTCGTTAAAACGTGCCAAAACACGTAATACTATTTTATCTTCTATTTGTTGGTTCATATTTCGTATTTATAAGGTTCTAAAAATGTAGGGTAATACCAAAATCCACGTCCATTTGTTTCTGCGTATTCTAACCCATATTGCTCAAAGTGTAAGCCATCACTTGATTCACTAATTTCAATTATTTTTGCTAATCGTTTATCAAACTCAATACCTTTGTTTTCATTTCTGTAAGATTCATCAATGCTGTAAACCCAAACTAAATCTCCAATTGCATATTTAATTGAATTTCTAACACCAACAACTTCACTCCATTGGTATACTAATTTTAAGCCTTCTTTTTTCATAGGAAATTTATTAAGGTGTTGTAATACTCTCTACAAAGCTCTACCTGTTCTTTGATTTTTTCAATAACTGCTTCGTCTTTCTGTACGTAGAATACTTTCACACGTCTATTCTTAGGGATGTGAGAAAAGATATGCTTTTTCTGAATCTCGTCTCTTAGATCCAAACTTTCTTCCATTAGATTAAGTTTCCAGTGAGCTCTTCTTACTTCATCTTCAACCATTAGTTCAGGTGTATCAACAAGGCAGTAACAAAGCATTGACTGTTGTTTGCCTGTTAGCCACATATAGCCTTGCAGCTGATAGTAGTAATCCTTTGTAGGTATCTCAGTCTCAAAGAACGGAAATGTTGATCCATCCCAACTTGATTTAACGTCTAACAGAACTTGCTCCGTGTTTACATCAGGAGTTCCTGTAATCCAATCGTTTTGGTAATGCTCCTCGTTCTTGTATATAAATCCTACATCCAGAACTTCATTAACTAGGTTGATTGATTCGTTTTCTACTTCGTTTCCTTTGTCTGTGTAACGTGAACTGAACTCTTTTCTAATTCCATATTTATCCTGCAAGACCATTTCGTGAATGTATGTCTTTGCAGTCTGTGACAATATCTCCGATTTGTTTCTCGGACTTGCCATAATTTTTCCTATAGCAGAACATCTAACTTTCATAGTGCGTTGAGTATATCGGTTTGACCTTCTGTTAAACTAAACTTTGCTTCTAAAGACTCACGTGTTATCTTTCCTTCGGTTACTGCTTTGACTGCGTCTTGGAATCTCTTAGCGTCTAGAGTTTGTTTCTTTGGTTCGTTTTTTACTTGCTCTCCTCCTGCATCAGTATCTTTGTCGGTTACTAATCCTAGCATTGCACTAATCGCATAGCGTCTAATGTAAGTGATTGCAGAACCTAGAACTTGGAAGTCGTTCATTCCTTTGAGTTGTACGTTCTGTGGAATGTTTGTGGAGCTTTGGATTTGTTCTCCTGATTCTACGTGAAAAAGAATTGTTAACACATCTCCTTCGTTAATTAACTGAGTAAATCCTAATCCGTGTTTTTTTAGCAATGGATTGATTACGCTAAAAATCTTCGGTAAATCCGAATAAGAATATCCATAGCCTTGCGTTGCTTTGTGGATTACTGGTACTTCTTGTTGGAACGCAGCCAACGATTTAAATAAATGTTTCATAATAAATTGGTTTTTGTTTAGACAAATATATAAATAATATTTAGATTACAAACTATTTATAAATATTTTAATGTTGTTTTATTATTTCTACTTCCAATTAAATAATGAATTAATGTAGAACGCTTCAACCCCAACTCATTAGATGCTTCTGTAGCTGAATTAAATATTTTATTTGTTTTGGTACAAATAACTTTTTTACTATTTACATCTCTGAGAATTTGTTTATGAGTATCGCTAATCATCATTTTAGGAAATCGATTATTGATTCTAGAATGCCTTACATTCTCTAAAACAGAAACCCATTCTAAATTATTTAAGTTATTATTAGACCTATTAAAATCAATGTGATTTACACATAAATTAGGGTTGTCTCCTAAAAATGCGGATGCAACTAAACGATGAACTTTTTTTGTAGACCTAATGCCATCTTTAGTAAGCACAACTTTTTTATATCCGCAATCAACTGCAGCTTTCAATATTATTTCTTTTGTAATATAAGAATAATTTTTTACTGATTTCATTTTTGCAAGTGCTTTAACTTTTCCTAAATTAGATACTTGATACAATTCTTCATATCCAATAACATCTTTCCATATTTCCATAAAATAAAAAAGCCTTAACGCTTTCGAGGTTACGGTCTCTACTAACGTCAAGGACTTAAAATGTTTTAAATGTAGCCGTAACTCTACAATGCTAATATATCTATTTTTCTAAATCTTTTGTTTTTTGCTTGTATTTAGTTATTAACATTTTTAGTTCTTCTTTCGTAAACCTTCTTTCTATATGTGCTGTTGAATCTAAATCAGATAATTTATCTGCTCCATATCTTTTAATAAATCCCAATCTATAATTATTTATGTCACCTGACTTATCTTTATTGCAAGGTCTTGAACATTGAGCATTAACATTAAATTCATTAAAACGCAGGTTGCTATGACCTCCTGCACTCCACATATGTCCTGCATCCACATTTCCTTTTCGTATTGGTTTATTGCAAGAAATACAATTTAATCCTTCATCCCTTAATCTGATATACTTGTTGAATATTGTCTGAGCTTCCTTTAACCAATCTTGTGTAGTTTTTAGGTCTGTCTTCATTCGTGTTTTGGTTTCTTTCCAGGTCTTTTCTTTTACCTCAGCTACAAAAGCTCTAATGCAATCGTCAGCTAAGCAGTATTTATGATTGAATCGGATAGGTTCAAACTTTTCTTTGCAGTTTTTACATCTCATTTTGACTTAATATATAGTTAGACCATTGTTCAGCCATTGCGTTAGCTATTCCGTCAAATGTTTTACTTCTTAACGTTCGTCTTTCGCTAGGTGTTTTTGCATTTTTCAAAGCATCAAAATACCATTTAGGTTGTTTCTTGATTTGTCCTTTATGGCTAACAAATTCTATAAACTCTCCTTTACCTACGATATTGGTAGGGACTAGATTAGGTAACTTAAATAACCAAAGACACGTACTTTTTTGCGCTTCGTCGCCAAATTGCCAAGGTTGTATTATTTGGTTAGGTTTTCTGATTCCAGTACTTATAACTGAAACAGGGTTTTCAATAGCTTTGTATTTAATTTGCGCATTCATTAATTTACCTACAAACTCTAGTGCTTCTTCTTGGTCTTTGTGTCTTTGTTCATTTTTACTTCCATCTTTATTGTAAAGCCATCTAGCGCCGCTTACTGCTAAAAAAGTACACGGTGGGTGTGCTATCATTAGATCCCATCCCATATCTATTACTTCAAATACATCTTTTTGGTAGTGCCATTCAGGATGTCCTCCAGAGCAAGGCAATAAGTCGCAACTAAATGCTTCGTGTCCTAATTTCCTAAATGCTTTTGTAACTGCTTGACTTTCCTCGCAAGCTATTAATACTCTTAATTTTTTCATCAGTCTACAATTATTGATTCTACAAATTGACGAAATCTAATCTGCAAGTCTACTTGTTGTTCGTAGATTTGCTCTCGGTTCTCTCCGTAAATCCTTAATACTTGGTCATCTACTCGTCTAATTTCCTGCATAAACATATTTGCTTTGCGTTTTAGGTCTTGTTTAAATACTGATTGATCATTGAGATCTTCAATCCAATCTGCTAATACAGGTAATACTGCACATAGTGCAACTAATTTGTGTTCTTTTCTCATTTATTAAATTTTTTAAAATAATCGGGAATTTCATTTGTGTATTTTTCAAGGTAATAATCTTCTGATTCTATCGACCTATCCATTCTTTCGTATCTTTCCCTATGCAAACAAGCTTCTTGAAAGATAATTTTAATTTGTCTTTTTTCCCTTTTTTTAGCTTTTTTAATTAAATCGTTAATCCAAATATCTAATTCTGAATTAGGTTCAAACCTAACTTGTTTTTTAAATTCAGTTAAAAACCATTCTGTTGTTGTTTTTCTCATAATTCTACGTTTTTATATTTAAGTTCGTGTTCTAGTTCTTCAATTCTTTTCTTTAATTCTCCGTTTATATGTAGGCATCGGTTTATTTCTCGTCCGTGTAAGCGTAGTTCTGTTTCCAATTCTACGATTGCTAACTGCACCTGCTTTAAGTCGTTCTCGGTGTCTTTAGCTCCGTTTATGTATGCTGATGCTTCAGGTCGTTTTTCTTCTAGTTCTTCGCGTGTTAGCTTTACTTTCCAAATGTTCTTTTGAATAAGTCCTTTGATATAAAGTAGTTTTAATCCTATGTCCATTGTTTATTGTTTAATGCGTTTAACTTTTGTTCTGTCATTGTAATCTTTGCCTGGAATGGCTCTTTTATTCTGAAAGGTTTCAAAGGATCAATTCCATTGATTTCAAATCCGATTCCTTTGTTAAAGTCACAGATCACAGGCTGATCCATTCCTGTATGTTTACCTCCTGTTTCCATATCCTTTACTTTTTCTACCTGCACCCACGTTTTGTACTTTAAGGTTTCGTGTTTTATTAGTCTGTGGATCACTATCATATCATCGCACCTGTTTAAGAATGCCTTACCTCCTTCAATGTGGTCTTTTAAGGGAGCTTTAAGATGTCCTTTTAATTCACCTTCGGCATACAAATTTGCTGATCTTCCTGATTCTGTATTAGGGTGCGTGTTTATGTATATTGTCATTCCTGTTTCATTAACAAATTGTCTAGCCTGATTCATAAATTCGTAGTTTCCAGAGAAAGTCATTTCCCGATCTAATCCAGTAAAAGGGTCGATCAATCCTACATCTGCACCACTTTTCTTGAAAAGATCTAAAATCTGATTTGGTTTGTAAAGATTTGAATTGTCTATAAAGATAAATGATTGCTCTATGAAAGCAAGGTCTCCACTAATCTGAGAATGCGTTAACTCTTTAAATGGTTTGCCTCTGTACATCTGTATCATATCACGCAGGATTTGTCCTTTCTGATTTTCACCACTCCAAATGCAGAAGGTTAAATTGTGCTTTAATGCTAAGGTAAGAAAGTACCAATTTATCCAGTACGTTTTTCCTACATTGTCGTGTCCTAAAATGATGTTGAGTTGCTTAGGTTTAAATCTTAGGTGTTCATCCAGGAAACATTCTAATCCTAATCCTTGTTTAATTTTACCATCCTTGACATCAAGTAGGTATTGTAACGAATCTCCTTGTTTTAGTATCATAGCTTATTTGTTTAGGATTGCTAATATACTATCACTTTCTGTAACTATCGTACGATCCACATATTTATCTAATGTTTCTGATCTACTAAAATACTCAGGAGTGCAATACTGATAGTTGTTTTCTTTATGAAATTTATTGTCTTTACAATTTTTTATAGCTTGGATGATGTCCTCTTTTTTATATCCTTCTTTTAGTCGTGCTTTATACGAACGTTGTATTTTATCACTAACAACTTTGAAGTTTCTGCCAAAAGATTTGTTCACAAAGTCAAGCAACGCTTGATAGTTAATATTATCTATAGCATTAACATTAACATTATCATTAACATTATCAGCTATTTTTGTTATGTCATTTATGCGATTGCTATCCTTTGCTATCTCTTGCCATCTTTTGTTAGCTCCTGCTATACCTGCTTCACTTCTCTTAACTCTCTTTTCCTCGAATAGTTTTAGGTCACGTTTCAACTGTTGTTTGATTGGTTCGAAAGCTATCTCAATTATCAAGTCATCACTGGAAGGATTCTCATCACTAACGTAAGCGTAAATGTGTTTGATTAGTTTACCTGCAATCTCATCAGGTAATTTGTTCCATAAGTCCTTTTGGTCAACGTAAAGGATAAACGATTTTTTGTCTTTTGCCATCTGCAACATTTTAAGCAATAAAAAAGCCCATTAAGTTTCGTGGTTGCAGCACTACTCCCTAATGGAC